CGACATGATCTATCATGTGTTTACGCATATTTAGAGCTCTTTCAAAATCTGTAAAAGAGTACTCTCTTATGTCATGTTGAGATAGACGTAGAGAAAAACAGTAGAAACTACCCTTCTTCTGTACAGAGGAACAAGACCCTCTTGCAACGCTTGATGCATTGTAGTGTGTTCCGAATTTCTTCTTAATAATATTTGACATATGCTACCTCTCTATGTAATATTGTCAATAGTGAATTTACGATATCTAAAAGATACTGTTGCCTCAAGATATGCAATCTCTGTTCCTGATACATCAAACTCAAGAGCAGTCAATCCAACAGGAAACAAATCAAAGAAAGCAATACGAATATTTGCATTGTTGTTACTTGTGAGTATGATGAGTGAACCATCAGAGTAAATGTTTGCAGCTTTTGTTTTTGAGGATGCAGCTGCAGTTCTTCTTATTCCACCCTCTACAGAATTTGCAATGTCTTTATACTGATTGAAGTTGTCTGGAAATCCAAGACCGATCATCCAGTCATATATTTCTTGATAATTCTTCATATCTTCGTCAACTCTAAAACGAATATCAAATGGCTCAAATGATATCTTTGTGCCTGGAGTTGGATTGGTTAAAAAAGGATTTGCAGTTAGTGCTTCTGGCATAATCATATTTGGAAGGGTTGCAGCTTGACAAAAGTATTCTATGTTTGGTGTGCGAGACAAAATAAATCTAAATCCAAGAGGACTTAGAAAGTTTTTATTTGTTGGTTGATTGTCCGTTATTGCCATGAGACACCTTTATAAGTTGTGTTTCTCCTATTTATAAGAACTGAAAACAAAAAAAGGGGCAGGACTTTCATCCCACCCCCCAGTTTTATTGAACTGTGTAGTTTCTACATTAGGTTTGTAACGAAACCAGTTCTGTAGTATTTGTTGGTTTTTGCGAAAGCAATCGCACCATCAGCAGCTGTAGTAGCAAACGGATTAGCAACAATACCATAACGAGTCTTAAACCCGATTTTTGGTTGGAATGTATTCTCACCAACGGCACGAACCATCTGGAGAGGTACATAAGGACAATAGAATAGACCAGCATCAAATGATGAAGCACCCTTATACCCAACTGTGTAGTATTCGTCACCAGCAGCAGTTGCGAAGTATGGGTCAACATAGACTTTGATACGACCATTAAGTGTTCCAGCAAAAGTATTTCCTGAGTCATCAACATTTAAGTCTGCTGATAATGCAGGAGCATAGTCAAGAACACCAGCCATCTGAAGTGCAGATGCAACATCTGATCCACAGATCAATACGTTACCTTTACCTCTACGAGTTGCTTTTGCAATTTCGTTGGCATCTCTGTCAATCTGGAAGATAAGACCTTTAAATCTTTCAACTGACCAACGACCATTTGAATCGGTGTCCATGTTGAATGTTCCAGCAGTAGCAGTGTTGTTCTGAGCACCAGCAGTAGCAGTGTAGTTGATTGTTCTAACAACTTCACGATTTATTTCTGCAAGGATTTCATTGGACAGAATGTTTGATAATTCTGTTTCTGCGTCTAAACCATGAATCGCTTTTAGGTCTTGAGCAAGTTCCATTGTGTACTCAGCTTTTAATGCCCGAGTAACAGCAGTTACAGTAACTTTCTCAATACTAAATGCCATCTGAGCGATTTGGTTAGCAGCTGAATCTCCGAGAGCTTCTCCAAGAGCAGTTGTCATACCTGTTGAAACTGTGTATCCTGTGCCTGACCCACGATCCGTTGGATCAGAACCAACTTGTCTAGTGGTTACAGCACCATCAATAACAGGAGTAAAGTTTATAGTATTAGCAGTCAGATCACCCTGTGCAGAGTGAGAAGTGTTTGCTTCGTTAAGGAAAGCATCATCCCCGCCCTGTTTCTGTAGTTGTGGTCGTAGTGCAAATATAAGACCTGATGGGCCTGACATTGGTTGTACACCACAGATATCATAAGCAATAAGGTTAGGCATAGAACGTCTAACCAAACTTATTAATACAGGATCGAATGTATCAAGGCCTGAACCTGTTGCATTAACTGGTGCAGCCTCACCAAGTAGTGTTGGTGCAGAATATCCACCAGAACCAAAACCTTGTTCCTTAGCAGAAGCTTCCTGTTGTTCTAGTAAGTGAGCAGTAACTGCTCTTTTGTGTGTTCCTTGAATCTTAGGAAGGTCTGGATGATCTATTACAGGCCCCCACTTGTTCATCAAGTCTTCTTTTAAAAACTCAGCCATTTATTTTTCCTTAGCTTTGTTAGCGTTAAACAATGTTACTTCAGTGTCAAAGTTTTTGTAAAGACCGAGACAATGAGGCAACATAGTTACCCATTTGGCCAGTTACAACAGTTTCTTCAACTTCTTCGTTTATTGGTGTTTCAGCATCAATATTAACATCCGAAGTTAATTCTTCTGTAGTTTGGTTGAAGTAGTTTTCTCTAATAATATTAATCTTAGACTTATAGTTGTCTTGACTTTCAAAGTCTACATTAGCAGCTAGATCACGAAATTTTACAATTTCACTTTCTGTCAAACCATCTGTACAACTATTAAAAGTTTTTTCACACTCAAACTCTTTTATCGTTTTGTTGAGTTCAATGTTATTTTCAGTTTGTTCTTTAAGATCGGACTCTAGGTCATCAACTTTAGTAACAAGTTCTTCAACAACATCTACTTTCTCTTCTGGAATCTCAACATAATGTTCTGTGAACAATGCTTTAAGTCCAGAGAGGAAATCTTCAGAAATCTCTCCACGAATACCTCTTTCAATGGCAACCTTGTTTTCTTCAATCCAAGAACCAGTAACGTAGTCAAGATAATCGTCTAATTTAGTAGCAAGTTCTTCTGCAATCGTTTCCTTAGACTCTGCAAGTTCAGCTTCATTAGAATCTGAAATCTTTGCAAGAACTTCGTTAACCTTAGAAATTACAGCAGTCTCAAATATGATTGTTGCTTTTTCTTTAAAGCCTTCGGTAAGTTCATCTTCAGAATTGAAGATTGCTTGAATATCTTGAGAAATGTCAATATCTTCCTTGGTGATTTTCTTGGAAGCAACTTTGACGGACTCTTCTTGTTCGTCATCATCTCCTTCCTCGTCATCATCTCCTTCCTCGTCATCTTCGTGAGCACCTTCTAACTTCTTGACCATTTCTTGATAAGCAGCGGTGAGTTCATCTTTTTTAACTCCACGCATTTTATCGACCATAGCGTTGATCATACCGATTTTTGTATTCGGTGCTTTCTCGCCATTTTTATTGTCACCAGCTCGAGCACTCTCAGTTGCTTTTAACTCGTCTATTTGCTCAGATGCTTCGTCAAGAGTAGATTGTGTCTCAACAGCTTCCAAGTCCTGAGTGTCAGTATCTACAGTTTCTTCAACTGAGGCTTCTTGTTGACCATTGGACATTGCATATTTCTCCCTATAACTCTAAGTAAAGAATTTCTTTATTTATTTTGTTAATATTATTTATAATATCTCAAATCTTACAATTTATTCAGAAAATTGTTAAATAGTTTAAGTTTAGTCTCTTCGAGATTTCGACTTGAAGTACTTGATATAGTTTTCTGAATATTCTCTATTTCTTGAGGCATCCAAGTATTATTTACCTGTATCCACTCAACACCTTCCATAATTCCCTCTACAAATGCAGATGGGGCAGAAGGGTCTGCTACAATATCCCCAGCAGTTGCAAGTTGAAAGTCACTTTGAACTTCTGCAACACCAGATTTATTATTCTTTAATGTTCCCATGCCTCTTGATGATACACCTAATGTTGCACCTTCACGCATAAGATTCTTGACTATTTCTCCCATTGGAGTACCCATGATCTTTGCACGACCTCTAAAGTCATCTCCATCTGCTTTTAATTCTTTAATCATGTGAGAAACTCTGTCGAGATTAATGACTGGGCCTTGTGGATGTCCTAGTTCTCCGTATGCACGATTCTTTGCAACGTACTCACGATTGTATCGTGCAGTCTCTTTCTGAAGTATCTCTACTGGATAAACTCGACCATTGCGATTCTTAATTCCACCTTGCATAAAGATGCCTTCGATGAAATATTCTTTTTCACCATCTTCTTTTGCCTCAGTGATAAGTTCAAGGGCATGGTTCTGTACTTCGCAGATGAGTTTCATGTTAGTTTCCTACGTCTGATCTTTTGTGGAGTTTGAGAACAATACTTCCTTTTGCAGCTGCACCAGAAAGTGTAAAGACAACATTTGATGCTCTCTCGAATGAATTACACTCTAAGTGTAGGTTGTCTCTCTGAACATTGATTTGTCCATTTTGACCATAACATTTAAATATAGTGTTTGCACCTCTTTTAATATCCCACATATTGGCTGCACCGAGATTTGACCAAATGATCTCAGATATATTCATCTCTTGGACTTCTTCTCCAACTGTGTTTGCACCATTACCAGTTAATCCACCTACACCATCAGTATTATTCAAAGCTACAAAACCTGTTGCATTTGCAGATACAGTTACATATCCACCCTTTTGATTGTTGTATATTTTAGTTGTCATCTCTATTCCTTATTTCGTAGCAGAATAAGCAAAATCTACCATCTTCATAAATGCACTAGGGCCCTTTTCCATAGTGTCAGCAAACTTCTTTTGATTAGCGGGTTTTAATGCACCAATAACTTTGACGAGAAGATTTGCAGTTTGCATATCAACTGTTAAAGTCTTACCATTTTTAAATTTAATTTTTTGTGCTTGTTTGTCTTTTGCAATCTTTTTAAGAGTGTCTACTATTGCTTCATCAAGTTGAACTTCTACAACTTCATCTTCATCAAGTTCGACTTCAACTTCTTCTCCAAGTTTATTACCTGTGAGATTTGAAGTGTTACGATTCTTACCAAAGAGTTTACCCATGACCTTTGCAGATGCATCAGTTCCCTGAGTAGGTTTGTCATCTCTCTCACCTTTCTCTGCCAACTTACCAGATACAGGGGGATTACCTTTTCCTCTGTCATTACCTTCATGGCCTGGCGTTGAAAAGGGTTGATCTATTGTACCATTGAAAATCTTTTCTTGTGAATCATTCAAATATGGTGCTTTCTGAATTGTATGTAAATCCATAAATTCTTTTTCACCTATTGCATGAGGAGCTGCACCGAGAGCAGCTGCATCATTTGCAGGCCTTGGTCTATAACCTGTAAATGGTTGCCCTGCTTCGGTAAATAACTCACTAAACTTTTTCATTGGTTATTCCTCTTCTGTGGTTTCTTTATCAAACAAAGATTGTCCAACTTCTATTCTTTTAAGTGCAACAGCATCTTTTGCTTTCTGCATAAGAAGGTCTGCAACGCCTTGTTTGAACTCAGATGTTCTATCTTGCATTAAATGATTCACAACGTCTTTACTTAATACCTCTGTCATAATATCCTCCAAATAGACTAATTTTTATTATTTATAAGTTTTAAAACTTTATTCAAAAAAACTATGAAAAATAAGGAACTTTATATTCAGTTCCACCAATATTTATCGTGATATATCCAGCTGGATTTACCAAAAGTCTATCTGAAAACTGTACTCCTGCCTGTGTTTCTGTATTTTCAGATGTTGATGCAGTCGCAACAAGGTTTGCAGAAGCAAATTTTGTAGCAATACTTGTATTTGTATTTGCAAGTGCAGCTAAAGATGCAACATTTGCAACCTGAGCACGATCATTAACAAGAAGTGTTGTATTCGAAACTTGCATACGATCATTGACAAGAAGTGTCGTGTTTGCAACTTGCATACGATCATTAAACAGAACAGTTGCATTTGCAACCGCAAGAAATAGTACGTTATTTGAAGTTCCATCCTGACCTCTCCACTTTCCAGTGGCTGCATTGTATTGAAGAAACTTGTTGTTAACCTTTGCAGTTGCTCTGTCAACATCATCTAAAAACTCAAGTCTTACCTCTCCACCACCACTACTACTTCCAGCAGAAGCTGCAATACGAGACATACGATTGTCAAGTCTTTTTGATAAATCCTCTTTAAGTTTTCCGAATTGATCTACAATCGGTTCGAGAGATGGTGTATCTCCTGTATCACCTTTCTCTCCCTGATCCCCTTTATCGCCCGTTTGACCTGTCGATCCTTTTACGCCTTGCAGTCCAATAGAACCCTGTTGTCCTCTTTCACCTTGACTGCCCTTTTCCCCTGTGGGCCCTGTTTTACCTTGTACACCAGTGTCCCCTTTGATACCCTTACCTTGGATTCCCTGTATTCCTTGGTTGCCCTTTTCTCCTTGACTTCCTCTTTGACCTTCTGGGCCTTGTAGTCCCTGTATTCCTTCATATCCACGAAACCCTCTTGAGCCTGTGTCTCCCTTATTTCCTTGTTCACCTTTATCGCCAGTCTCTCCCTTGTCTCCCTGTGGCCCGACATTACCTGTATCACCCTTGTCTCCTTTTAATGTACGAAGTTGTTCCGCAAGTTCTTTTGCAGAAACAGAATCACCTTTTTCGCCCTTCGTACCTTGAGGGCCTTGATCACCAGTCTCTCCCTTTTCTCCTTGTTCTGGAGTAGGAATTTCAAGAGACTCGAAAAGATTAATTGTTTCTTCTTTTAATTCTTTTGAGAGTTCTGTACGCTGTTTTTTGAGTACTCCAATAAGCGTAGAAAGTATCTTAGCATTTGCAACTTCTTGGCTCATGCTAAAATGTCCAACCGAGACTTCTCCACGTTAGCTTGTAATACTTTTATGATTTGTTTTGCACGATTTACTTTATAGACCAGCATATATGGATCAAGAGGATCACCCTTGACCTTAGTGCCACGTAACTGTTGTAGATGTTGAACGTAGTTAGACTTTCTCGTTTTGTCTTTTTTCTCAACTTCCGTATAGTGTATTGCGTTTGTTCTTATTGTTCTGAGAAGGTCTGAAATATGTTTTGCCGTATTTACGTTCAATTTCATAAATCATTCCTTATCAGCCGTTGAAGATTCAGAGTTTGCAACCGACTCCATAAGATTCGTCATACTTTCAACAAGTTTTTTTTCTTCGTAACTAATTTCTTTTTCAACAACAATAGGTTCGATTCTCTTTTCTTCTTCTTTTTCTTCTTCTTCAATTGTTGGAGCAACAGGTTCAACTGCCTCTTGTTCTTCATCTTCATCATCATACGCACCAGCTTTCTCTTCGTCAGCTATTTCTTCTTCTTGTTGTTTAATATCTTCTTCATTCATTCTCAATATGGTCTTACGAACATAATTCTCTGAGAAGTATTTTCCAACAAACTGATCTACCTCTTGTAAAAGGCCAAGTCTTTCTCTCAATATTTCAGACTCTTTTAATTCTGTGAAATGATTGTCATCAGCAAAGTTGTATGAAATCTTTTGTTTGAGTTCTTTCCACTCACTTCTTCTTACAACACCTTTAAGTGCAAGATGTATTTCAAGCATATTGTCAAACATCTCTGAGAAACGAGAACGTAGTCTCTTAACGAATTTTGAGAACTTTACCTCATCTCTTGTAACTTCGGTGGAACGACCAATAGAAAATTGATTTTCAGCCTCTAATCGAGATACTGGAACATTTAATGATTTATATAATCGCTTACGAAAATACTCTACATCCTCCATCTCTCCGAGGTTTTGTCCGCCAGGAAGCGTTGTAATTTCTGTGCCTCGCCCACCTTCTCTTCTAGGGAGCCAAAAGTCCTCTAGCATTGTCATAAACTTACGATCATCTCGCACTTCACCAGTGGCTGCATCGTAGACAACTTTGTTCTTATTACGAGTCATCATGTCTCGTAAATGTTGCTCCGCTTTAATCTTTGGTAAGTTTCCTACGTCAATATAGAAAACTCTTCTCTCAGGAGCTCTTGCAAGACGATAGATGACAACTGCATCTTCCATCATTCTAAGCTGATTGAGAGGTTTAATTGATTTGTGTAGATGAGACAGAACCATATTGTTGTTCTCATCAAGTATACCAGAGTGACAATAGATGATACTGTCTGGTGCTATCTTAATTCCACCTGTTGTCTTATCACTAATCCCTGTGTTATTGAACATATAAAATTCATTGTAACCTTTTATGATCTCGACACCTGTTTTGTTGTCAGTTGCTTTGATAGGTTCTCTCATCTTACGAATTTTACGTGGGTCAATATATCTTAACTCTTGTATTCCGAGTCGTGTTTTCTTTTTGTTGATAAGAACATGAAAATAGATACGACCATCCACATACCAGCGTCTGAACAACTCGTATGCATCATTACTAAAGTCAACAAGACCGAGTAAGTGATCAAATTCTTCTCTGATTTTATCTTTTATGGAATCAGCTATCTCAAGTCGGTCAAGTTCTATTGATACAGGAGTGTCATCATCATCTAAAACAATTGCTTCATTGATAATGTCCTGTACAGCAATATCTGCTTCGGGCTGAATAGACATCACCCGATACTTGGTAACAAGATCAGCTTCCGTCTTTGCATTACCCTCTAAATCAAGGTATGTGCCTGTATGCCCACCACCCGATAGTTCTACGGCCCCATCCGATTGTTCTGGAGCTATAAAAGATGGTGTGAGGTCTTGCTCATCTTTGTTCGCTTGATTGCGATTGATTTGAAATCCAAATAATTCCATGTTCCCTACCTTATATCATTATATATCTATAGTGTGTCAATGTCAATAGTAAATTTAGAACTTTTGGATTAAGCCCCTCCAGCATTACCTGTTTGACCACCACTCACTTCCCAATAATCGTATTGGAATGTACAAGTGAACTCTTCAATGGCGTCACCACCATCCCATGCAAGGTCAATCGCACCAACTTCTGAAGGAAAGAGTCCTATAAAGTTATAGATTCTAAGTTCTTGACCATCTTTACCATAGTGAGTTACTTGTGCAGAAGATTTATAGAGTGTTGGAGATGCACCACCCGTAGTTCTAAGGTTTCCTTGAAAACTATTGATGCTGTTTGTCCATTGTTCCATTGCATTTCGTAGACCAAAATCCTCATCATTGAGTATTGTAACTGTCCACTCTGCAAAGGTTCTATTTCCAGCAATCTTTATTCTTCTACCAAAGTAAGGAACTTCAATAGGAGTTAGAGTTGAAGCAGGAATCTGTGCAGCTCTACAAAGTAACGGAACTTGTATATCATTAGCTCCGTTTATCGGATTTTGTATATCCACTTTGAAAAGTGAATTTCTTGCACCGCCTCCGACTAAAGCACCAGCAAATTCATTTACATTAAAAGCCATTAGTGTGTTCTCCTAAAAAGTATTTATTAACCAAATTTGCCTACTACTTCGGTAAATTCAACTCCTGTTCTTACTGCAACAAAGTTCAACTGAATGTAGTTGATTGAACGATTTGGTTTGACGTATATATCTCCGACAAACTCATTACGATCAATAACTTCTCCTGTATTATTTGAACCATCACATACTACTTGGAAGTCTGTAATTCCTCTTCGACCTTGAACATCTCTTAGGAAAGGTTCTATAAGATTCTTGAACTGTGACCGAGTAAACTCGTCATTGAACTCGAACAGTGTAAAGTTAGCTGCAAGTTCGATTGCTTTCTCTAGTACAATGAACAATCTTCTTACATTGATTCTATCAAAGGCACTTGGTTGAGACAATAACGTCTTATCCCCAAAGAGAACTGTTCCTTGGCCTGGGAAAGTTACTACAGGATTGATTCCAGACTTATAGAGTTGATCTCTCTGTGCTTTAATAGGATTATAAGAAAGTCTAAGTACATTTTTAATCTGACCACGATTAAATCCAGCAGGAGAATACCATGCATCTCTTGTAATGTCAGCCCTAACAATAAGTCCAGCAGTATCTCCATTCAGAGGTACATAACGATTCTTATCATTGTATCTGTCATATTGAAGTTTGTACGAACTATCCATAATTGCATAAGAAGTTGATGGAAGTGTGTTTCTAAAGGCAATAACTGCATCCATTGTTTTTGATACAGTGCCATCATTACCAACAACCATTGCTGATGGAGGAGTTAAACAAACAACACAGTCCTTACGAACCTCTGCGATATTGTTTATCAGGTGTATTGCTCTTGCCTGATTTGCACCAGCACCAAGTAATAAAGATACATCTGTCTTTGTCTTATCATTAAACTCATTAAATGCAAGATTATAGTTTCCGTCTGATGGTTGAGGCCCATCACGACCCTGAGTGAAACTTCTGTTATCAGGTAAAGAGCCAGGATTTCCAAAGGTTGAACTTGCAGCCCCACCAAGATTTGAACCTCCTTCGAAGTGACGTAACCACCAGAGCCACTGTGACTTGTTGTTTATAACATCTTTGTAGAAAATTGTTCTTCCGTCATCACCTTTTGCATCAAATGCGACTGAAAGATTTTCGTATGTTTCAAGTATCTGTCCTGCTGTACCTGTGATTTCTCCCTTTTCGTCTTCTACAACGATATGAAGTTCATCATTGCTACCACCTCTAGTGTTAGCATAGTTACTTGTGCCTGGAGCCTTCTTAAAGAAACTTGCATATTCCCAACGTCTTATTGGATTTTGAGCTGCCGCCTGATACGTAGCTGCACTACTAAATCCACTTGTAGTGTTACCTGTGTATGCACTTGAAAGTACAAGTACAGTTGTATTTGTGATTGAAGAAACTTGTCTCTCTTCTTTATCTACACCAAGTAATAGAGTATCACCAACCTGTACTTGTGAAGTTAAGCCAGCCACAAAAGTAATTGTTGTACTGTTCGCAGTGAGGTTGACGTTTGCAGTAGTTGTAGATTCAAATGCATTTGCACCCAAACATGAAGATACTCTTAAAGAGTTTCCTAATGCTCCTGCATATTTTGCAGCCCATGTACCTGTGGATGCAATACCATCAGAGTAGTTTTCTTCATAATCGTCAGAATTTTTAATAAGAGTATGTTTACTGTTTGTATTTGATGTAGCATTTTGAGCACCAGTTGCATCAGTGTTCTTTACTCCAACAACAAAAAGTTGATTTCCATAATTAAGAAAATTTGCAGATGTGAAAAAATCTATAAATGTGTTTGTGCTTGGAGTCTGAAAGGTCTGAACCAATTGGTTTTCATCAGAAATTAGTATAGGCTGGAATATTGGCCCCCATCTAAAATGTCCAACAGAACCACCTGTAGTGGTAGAAACTGTTGGCACAACTGTTGTAAGATCAATCTCACTTACGTTAATGCCTGGCGATACTTGTAGGGCCATCTGTTATTTCTCCTTAATAAAAAAGACATTTATTTATTCTAATTTTTATTATTTATAATTTCACAATTTTAACCAATCTGCGTCATCCAAAACTGTTTTAACTTCAGACTCTATTCCGTCATCTATAAACCCAAAAGGAAGAACATTGTCCTCAATATACTTATTTTTTTCTGCAAGAAACTGGGTTCTAAAGTCGGTATTGGTTAAGTCTTTAAAATAATCTTGTTTTGCAAGCCAACAGAATAAAACAAGACACATAACAAGATCGTCATGCCCTCCGTCTGCTTCGAAGGAACTTTTTTTCGATACAAAATTAGAAAGCTCGGTAAGTATATCGAAATCATTGACAATTAACTTGTCTGACTCGATCATATCCTTGAGATTCGAACAACCTATACTTTTCACTTGTTTTGTTGTTCGTACTCCTTTAACAACATTCGTACCAAATCCACTACCTATCTTCTGTCCAGCTCTACCCTTGATACTTGACATCAAAAGATTGTCATACTCAAGGTCACTATGAAGGATATCTGCGACTTGACCACCGATATCATTTATCTCAACAAGAACATAAGCTTCATTGTAAGACTTTGCAGTATTATATATAATTTCTGGAAAAAGTAAAGGGGATATTTTGTTATTCTTGTATTTACCAACAACCCTATAAGGAATCTCTGTAATGTCAAATATTACAAAGGCAGAATAGTCTCCCATATTTCCTCTTGCAACGTCAACAACTATACAATATTCATGTAATTTCTGTGGTTCTTCGTAAATTTGTATATTCTCGTTAGAGTAGATTGGATTTTTAAAAGGTATGTTTCTTAACTTTGTTGGAGATATTAAAGTATCTGAGCTTCCAATAAACTCACACTCAAACTCTTGACGAAACTGTTCTTCACTTGTATTTGCAATTGTCTGTTCTTTCCAATCCTCATCTCGGCCTGGAATATCTGACCAGTGTACTTCAATCGGTATATACTCGTTTTTTCTCTCTGTGGCGTCAGAATACAACTTGTAAAAGTGATTCATTCCCTTTGGTGTGGATACTACAAATATCTTTGTTGATGTACCAGAAGATATTGTTGGATATACAGATGCAAAGAACTCTTGTGCAATATTGTCTCCAATAAAGGCAAACTCATCAAGAAAGACTATATTATAAGACCCACCACGAATAGCACTTGATGATGTTGCAGCTGCTACAATCTTACTTTGATTCTCAAGAAGAATACTTCCCTTGTTCCACTCAAGTACTCCTTGTTGTAACCATTTCGGAAGATACTCGTATGCAAGTCGTATCTTTCCAAGAAGTTCAATAGCAAGTCTTTCTTTATTTGCAAGAATAGCAACACTCTGAGAGTCATTAAAGAGAACAACCCATAGAAGATACCCTGTAACTGTTACGGATTTACCAGCCTGTCTTGGAAGTTTACAAATAACGAATCGGTTATTATGAAACTGATTGACCATCTCTCTCTGATAGTCGTACATATTAAAAGGTACAAGTCCTTTGTCAACATTAATAATCTTAACATATTCTTCTATAAAATGTTCTGGATTTCTGGCACATTTGACATATTCGGCCAATTGTTCCTTTGTATATTCAACAGGAACACTTGCACTTTTCAAATTCTTATTATTTAAATAGTTTTCTGACATTTTTTAAAAAAACACTTGACAAATATTTTTATATAGTATATAAGTTAGCTTGTACCCTGCAAAGACATATACTAATCACAAAATGATGACTTAGTTCCTCCATCATACCTTTTAGCTAATCCTGCAGCTAGTATTAAGTCAGAATAGTTTTCTGTTCCCACATACATATCAGCAATAATTCTTCCACCATACTTTCCCCAAGAAACATCTCCGAAAGTAATTGGAGTATTAGTAGCAGCTGCATCGGCAATTACGTCTGTTACAAATTGAGTAGCAATTTTACCCTGTTCTTTCTCATATGCACATTTTGCACGATATCCTTTTTCGGGAGTATCAATACCACGAATACGAATACTTAGTTTTCTTAATTCTAAGGGGCCCCATTCAACACGAATACCAACAGTATCCCCATCAATGACTCTTGTAACTTCCCATTCGAATAGTCTTTCTTCTTCTACAGAAGCATAGATATATGGGTCTTCACTATAAGCATAGACATATTGTGTTGACATTACTGCTACAGTAACAGATAGTGCAAAAAAGATTCCGACTAAGTTCTTAAATGGTTCTAACATATGTTCCTCACATTTCTTTTAACATTTTTTGAAGGTCTTTTGTATTTCCTACGAACATTGCATTTGTAACATTCTGAGGAGTTGGTTGTTTTGACTTGTCTTCTTTTATATCTTTAACTTGTTTCTGAAGTGAGATAAGGTCTTTGTTTGCATCAATCATTGTTTTCATTAATTGACTGACCACTTCGAAAGCTCTTGGATGTTCACTTACCTGTGCAATATTTATAAGAGATTGCAATACGTTCTCTCCATTGTCAATGATACTTCTTAGATTACCACGAGCATAATCATAGTCATCTTGTAGTGTATCTGACATTTCTTTCTTTGGCGGTTTTGATTCATTAATAATTTCGACAAGAGCCTTACTATCAGGAAGGTCAAATATCTTTTCAAATTTATTTTCCATATTTCCTTTAGACATTAATCTGAGTCACTTCCTGTTTTTGGATCGTATGTAAATCCATCTGTAAAGAAGAATAAATTCTGTGCAAACCCAAAGTCACTATTTGAAGAGATAGTATTTCTATGTACTGATAAAGTACTGTTTGATGTACTATCACCATTTGCAAATTGCCCAGGCACAACAACAAGTCTTGAGTTTCTTGCAGAGCCAACAATGTTATTTGCATGAAAGTCAACTTGTGTTCTCTTGATGATACCTGTAGTAGAGACAGGCCCAAAGAAGTAACCTTGCACAGTAAAGTCGAGATTCCATATCAATGCTCTTCTTGTAAGAAAGTCTCCTTCATATGCATCTTCTAAATTTATAGAGTTAAGAACAACAGGAGTATCCATAGTAATATTCATACTTGGAACTAGCTTTATATTTGTTGTGAACTCTGGTCTAAAATAAGGAACGATTTGTTCAAGTATCTGTGTTCCATCATCTGCATTTTTTACAAAGATAGAAAGAAGAATTTGTATGTCATAAGGAACTGGAACAAACTGTGTTCTTAAACGATTACTGTCAGATGTATCATAGTTTGCATTTTTTATTGTTGAAGAAAGTTTTCTCTGTCCAGCATATGACATTCCTGTGATTTCAAATCCCATACGAGGAAGTTGAACCATAACTTCTTTTTCAAGATTAGAGTCTTGTGCAAGGCGAACAAGAAACTTTTCTTTTGGCCCATATGCAACAGGAACGGCAATTGATTGAACTCGAGCTCCTGCTGAGTTAAGTCTTTGTACAACAATATCATTGAATAAGTTTCCAAATCCAATAATATATTTACGAACTATCTGATTGTAGTATTGAGCTCCAAACATTAATACCTATCCACTTCACTAAACGGATTGACTTCTGAGAAATCTATGATACTATCTGCCTGTGTAGTAAAGAACTCATTGTTAGCAGCTGCATCTTGAGTTTCGAGTCTATACTCTTGTATAACTGAATCACCATCCTCATAAAGCATATTATCTCCGTCTTCAAGTTGAACTTGATAAAGAAGAGCATCTCTTGAGAATGCTGACTCGATTGCATCAATCTCTGTATTACCTGTATCAAGTCTTTCATCACTATATTTAAAGAGCTCACATTTGAGGTCATATGTTGGTAAACGACCTGTCTGATAGAAAAGAGTCTCATGTTCAACGTGTTTAATCTCAAACAACTTACTATTCAATGGAAAGAAAATAAGATCACCTTCCATCGGTCTTTCACTTGCAATCGTATATGCGTCATATCCTTCAAGAATAATAGAATCAGTATTTGCAGTTCCACTTGATATGTACTGGCGACTTGCAGCTGTTGTGTTTGCACTTTCTTGAAGAAGGTTATACCCTACCTCTGTAGTAATCTTCTCTGTCTTTATTTGCTCGAATCTTTTCTTTGCAACTGTAAGAGTAAGCTCATCTCGTATTTCAAGACCGAACTTTGAAAGAAAATCTCCTTCTCCCTCAAACCCTTCTACGTTCTTGACGTACATTTCAAGTTCGGCTGCATTATCGAAAGTCGAAAGAATATCCTCTCCATAGAGACTATCATTCTTTACGATTGTTCTTGGTAGATACTTACACTCAACACCATGCATCTTGATTGACTCAATAGCCAAATCTTCTACGAGGTCTTGTTCTCTACCATAACTGAAATTTTGAAAGTATTTATTTGTAGCCACATTATCAACCTGTCATATCTGCAACAGGTAAACTATACCCACTTGTCATTTCTTCTTCAAGTTTTAACAACTCAGCTGATGAATCATCATAGATTTTTGCACCATTGAAAGTTAAACCGCCTGGCAACTGAACCCCCTCAAACTTGGTAAGATTAGAACCCCATTGTTGTTTTATCATGGCCGTTGCATATCTCTGCAACCAACGATCTTTCCACACACTTGCATATGTGTCTCCATCAATCTCACGATAACAGTCAATGACGATATATTCACCCAAAGCAACTGTATCGAAGTCGAAATCAATATGAAGTTTATCCACATGACGATTCCAACGAATAATAGGATTACCTGTCAGAAGTTCTTGCATGGTTTCAACATGACGCATAGCTGTATAGTACGGAATAAGAGATGTATGAGACATATCAAACAACTCATTGAGATGTATTTGATACTTAGCAGAAAACATTGCAGATGAACTATTTGAATCGTGAATTGATAGTACATTGACAACACCGATAATATTATCATTTGTTGTAATATACTTGTTCGTTTTATCTGTCGAAGTTATCTGATGTTGAATGAGGACACGCTCTGTGCCATCATAGTGATAATCCCTGTAATATGCAAGGGCATCGTCAATTCTATCTTCAACTTGATCATCATCTACATTGACATCTACGACTGGCTCACCGAGTCGTCTAAGACAATAAGTTTTAAATGTTTCTCTTGTAGTTGGAACAGCCATGCACAAACCCTTTATTATGTAGTCGGTTTCTCCTATTTATAACAAAGAGTCGTGCAGGCCAAATTAATCCTTAAGCTACGAAACTTTCACCTTCTGTCCACCCACAACCTGTGAGTCCACCAGCCTGAAGTGCTTTGAGTGTTCGTATTGTCTCATCTACATTTCTTCCTGTATCGAGAGCATTAACTGTGATGGATTGAATTGTATTTTCGGGATCAACAATATATGTTGCCCTGAGACACACTTGTTCATGTTGATCAACAACTCCTAACTCACCAGAAAGTTCTAAACCAGAATCAGCAGCTAAAGTATGACGAATATTTCTTATAAGATCGTTGTCTTTCTTCCAAGCAAGTTTACAGAACTCATTGTCTCCACTAAATCCAATAACATTGACTCCTTCATCAACGAGTCTATCCATCTCTAATATTTCTGTTGGACATATAAAAGTGAAATCTTTTGGATAGAAGTAGTATATAGTCCATCCTTCATTGAGATCATTGACCTCAATCATTTCATTTTTATCATTCACACCATTACATTTAAACTCTGGAAAAAAGTCTCCAACACCAATCATCTTCAAATCTCCTCAATTAAAATTCATATGTTATATTAATAGCCTGTGCCTTTGTTCCGATGTTACCACCGACTGTAAATTTACCTACTTGTTTCTCAAGAGTAACTGCTTGATACTCTGACAAATTCCAAGACTTTCCATATTCGATACCGACTACGATATGATCAAGTAGATCAACGATACCATTATGAATATGTAACTTATATCCAAACTTATAGAAATCTTCTTCAGTATTATTTATGTTGACTGAATAAGTTCCAAAGAGTCCATATGCACTTACTGTGCCTTCAACTTCATCAATGTCTGATAAAACTGTTCCATCATATCCAAAACGAGTAAAGATACCTTCTATAGATATATTGTCTGTGATGTCAATATTTCCACCAGCATACAAATCATATTCATACGTTGTATCGTCATCATAGTCCACCTGAGAGGCCCAAATTCCCCCGAACACTTCTACCACTCCGACACGACCTGATGCTTCAGCCCCTCCATTTACTGCAAGGTGACCCCCATTCTGATTGTATCCACGAAAGATATAATCGGAAGAGACTCCAGCGGTAATATCTAAGTCAGCACCAAAAAAACTTTTCTTTTCTTCTTCTGCAAATGCAGAAAATGGTAATAAACATAGTAATAGTATAAGTATCTTTTTCATTTTAATCCTCTTTAAATTTAATCTTAAGCACCTGTCCATTGAGCGTTATCTTCATCCCAAACGTAACTATGCGTTGCATTTGCAGTTGGAGATGGAGTTGGTGCAGTCCATACTAAAGTGTTTGCATGAAGATGCCAAGAACTGTGTGGTTTAGGCCAATGAATAAATCCATTAGCAGTATCTCCAGATTCTCCACCGAGATACACCATGCCCAAACCACTATATCTTACTCTAAAATTATTATTGTAAGAAGTTTGTACCCATGTACCTCCAAGAACCTTTTGACAATAAGCTTGACCTATAGATTCAACTTCATTTCCACCTTCATCCTCTGTATCACTGTCTTGAACAACCACAACTTGTGTAACTGTGTTTGCAACACCACTTACAGTTTCTAATTTCGCAAAATGTGCCATTGGCACCACTCCTTATTTTACATTATGTATTTTTTCTTCAAGAATACATTCTGTTAACGACTCTCTCGTTCCCAAATTACCCCTTGGAAACGTATTAAATGAAAGACTAATTCTTTCGTGACCTTCTTTCTCTATCGTTGCAACTCTGTGTGTCAAAGAAGAAGGAAATAAAATAAGTTGTCCTTCCTGTACTTGATACCACCATGAGTCACTATTATATACGTTAAACTCACTTACCTCTGGCTTTATTTGTCTATACTCATTTCTATCAAAATATATTTTATCTGTTTCTGCATCAGTTTTAACATAAAACACACCCGATACCATAGAATTAGGATGCTCATGTTTGTGATGATATTCACCTGTCTTTGTAAAATTTGCCCAAGATTGAGTGATATAAAGGTCTGTTCCACTACTCATACTCATAATTCTACTTGCATACTCATTCACACATATAGAAAAAAACTCTTTTAACTTTTTTAATTTTTTATCGTTTAAAATATAACTGTATTTAGTTGAGTGATTTCCTTCATTTAATGATTTATCCAAATTCTCAATAAACTTAAATTCTGATTTTGTAAGCTTTCTTTTTAATCTAAAACTACCAATGGGAATTGGAAATAAATTAAAAACCTCAAGAGTTTCTGAAACTTGTATTCCAGAAGATAAAGTACTTACAACATCAACTTTATTGTTTAAGCTTGTCATTATTTTTCACCATTCCAGCATCCTCTAATATTTGATTGTATTCTAATACTTCTTCGTATTGGGCATCTTTCCATATAGTCTCTATATTATCTTCGAAGGCTTTTGCTTTTTTCATAACATCATAAACTTCTTCTATTGTTGGGCAAGGTCTTTCATCTTCCCAACGAGTAAATCTATCGTTTGTAATTTCCCATTTTGCCTTTGGTCGCAAAAGTTCCATTGCACTATCAATACCATATAATCTATACACTTTTTGTTTCATTCTATAACTCCAAATATATTTTTATGTTGCGGTTCTATATTTTATAATTATAACTCCAGAACCACCACTATTTCCTAATGCACCTGATGATTGACCACCACCGCCACCGCCTCCACCGCCTAGGTTGGCTGTTCCTGCAACTGCTGTATCGTCATCTCCTGTTCCTGCTCCACCACCACCAGAACCTCCAGCAGAATCGGCAGAAGTGAAACCACCACCTCCTCCACCACCAGCGTATGTGACAGATGAACCTGTGATTGTAGAGGCTGTTCCGTTACCACCAGCTCCGCCTACTCCATTATTTCCAGGCGAACCTGCTGCACCTCCGGCAGCTGCTCCACCGCCACCACCTGCACCACCTATGTTTCCTCCATTTGTTCCACCTGGCCCACCATCACTTCCTTGTGATGGCGAAGTTGAAGGTGTGTTGCCACTTCCACCTGCTCCGCCTGAACTGGAACTGTGAGCTCCACCGCCACCAGAGCCACCATTTCCTCCTGCTCCAGCATTAGGCCCGCCTTTGCCAAGACCACCGCCAGCAGATGCAAGAGAAACAGGACTTCCTATGGAAGAATTATTCCCAGCTGCACCAGAAGCTCCACCACGTGGGCCGTTTGCAGCTCCTCCAGCACCAATTGTAAATGTGTAAGCATCACCGCCAGTTACAGCTTGTCCTGTACCAATTCGGAATCCTCCAGCACCTCCACCGCCTCCACGATTAGAACCGCCTCCTGCTCCGCCGGCAACAATGAGATATTCTATCTCATCAACGTCAGCTGGAATAGTGAAGTCTGCTGTAGAATTAAAAGTTCGAATAGTAATAGTGCCGGCAGCTGCAGCTGATTGAGAGAGAATACCGAACTTTCCGAAACCTGTGACGAGAACCATTTTATATCACCTAAGCCAAGTTACCAATAAGAATCCAAGTATTTTCTTCAAGTTTTTTGAGGGTTGCAGAAGTAAATCTGTCTGCAACTGTATTTGCAAGTTCTTTTGAAAGCAGTGTAACACCAGCTGCATTGGAAAATCCAAGTGTATTTGCAGATGCGTGAGTAAGTTCATTAACAAATGATATTTCAGAACCCAAAGGCATACCGACAGTATCGTATGCTGGTATGTGAATATTAACGGCACTTGCAGTATTGATACACCGAATAAGTTTACCATTATCAGTCAATGCAAGTGTTATATTGTTTCCACCTGATTTACGAATCGGCATACCTTGAGCTGCAATAAATGTTCCTTGAACATGAAGATTTGCAGCTGGAGCTGAATTACCAATACCAACCGAACCTGTAAAGACAGGAGCAACTTTTGTAGCTGCATTTGCAACTTGCATACGATCATTAACAAGAAGTGTTGTATTCGCAACTTGCATACGATCAGCAATAAGTAATCTTAATGCTGTGTTTGTACCTACGAGATTTGTATTGACAAGAGTTGTTCTTGCAACTTCTGTCGCAATACGTGCATTTGTATTTCCAAGTGCAGCTAAAGCTGCAACATTTGCAACCTGTGCCCTATCAGCAATAAGTAGTCTCAACGCAGTGTTAGACCCTACGAGATTTGTATTAACAAGTGTAACTCTTGCAGTCTCTACTGCGATACTAGAATTTGTGTTCGCAAGTGCAGCCAAAGCTGCAACATTTGCAACTTGAGCCCTATCGTTAATCAATAATCTCAATGCAGTATTTGTGCCTATAAGATTTGTATTAACAAGAGTTGTTCTTGCAACTTCTGTCGCAATACGAGCATTGGTGTTACCAAGTGCAATCGTTGCTTGAAGGGTTGCACCTCCAATAGAAACTGTACCTCCTGAGAATTTAGTATTTGCTTCAACAAGAAGATTGTTACCAAGAAATCTGGTGTTTGCACTTGTGTGAGCAGAAACTGCACCACCATAAGTGTTCAATGCACCCGAAACTGTTGCGTTTGCAGTAACATTAGCTGTTTTCTTGATTGACAAAATACGACTCGTTACGTGATTTACGCCTGTAGTATTTGCAAGAAAACTTAATTCTTCTGCGAGTTCATTATGGTCTGTACGAAACTGACCAAGTGTATTCGCAACCGCTAAACTGCCAAATTTTGTACCAACTGCCATAAGTTCTTCCTAAAAGTCTTTTATCTATTTATAACACATTTATATTGAGAGTGTACGAGTGGTTGAAGTTACTTGACCACCACCACCTCCACCGCCTCCGCCACCGCCTCCTGCTCCTACAGCAAGAATTGTGACAGCAATTTCCGAACCTGTTGTTCCTTGTACATTTAATGCTCCAGAAGAAGTAAATGTATGTATAGTATTGTCACCCGAAGTAGCACTTGAACCACCTGATATAGTCAATTCAGCATCACTTGCGTCTGAAGTATCATAACTAATTACAATTACACCAGATGCACCATTAGATCGAATACTTGACTCACCTGTTCTTGAACCACTACCTCCACCACCACGATTAGCTGTTGGAGCAGTTGGTAAATCTCCCTCATCTGGGCCACCACCACTACCACCATTACCTGTACCACCATTTCCAGCACTACCAATATTTGTACCACCGCCACCACCAGCACCATATGTAATAGAAGAACCTGTTATCGAAGATGCAGTTCCAGCACCACCAGCTCCAGCATTTGAATCTGTACTAGATGCCCCACCAGCTGCTCCGTCACCTCCACCGCCACCACCGACTGAACCAGAACTTATTTTACCAAGACTACCATTCCATTCCGCAGATAGGTTGTTATTATTTCTACCACCTGATGCACCACCACGATAGACATTGCTTGCGTCATGGAAACCTCCACCACCCCCAATGCCAGTTACAGTTGCTATTCCACTACCCGAAAAAGTTGAACTTCCGCCCGTATACGAATATCCTGTTTCAGCAAAAGGAACTCTAGGCCCTCCTGCTCCAACTTGCACAACCCAATCTGTGCCTGAAGTACCACCACCACTTGCCATAGTTCTACGAGTGATAAACATTAAAAGAAGTCCTGCCCCGCTGTAAATGCA